TCATAAGTTACTATAATTGCACTTACGTAAGCTTTTACGTCCTGTAAATCGACACGTTCAGCCTCTGCGTTGCTTATTTTATCAATAGCTATTTTGTGGCTATCTGTTAGTGCGGTATTTTCGTTTAAATCTGTTATTCTTTTGCCTGCCATTTTATTTGTAATTTAGTGCGTCTGCTGAATTGTCTGTGTGCATAAAATAATCGTTAATATTGTCGGTCCAAAGAAGGGCATCTTTGTTGTTGTTTTCTTCTTGCATAAACGATACAGGTATTAAATTATTTCGAAGCAAGTGATTTTTAATAACAGAACTGCCTTTTGTTTCGTCAAAATTTATTTCTGTTCCTTGTTCAATAGTGCTGTCAAATTTTAAGTCATTTTCAAGCACGAAATCTACAATATTATTTATAGTCCCATACGCCCATATACAAGCATCAAAGATGTTTTGATTATATACTATATATTTGCTCTGTGTCATATTTTAAATCGTCTCGGTTTCTTTGTTCTAATCGCTTTGATGTCCATTGCTCCACTTTCATTTTGTGAAAATTCAGGATATTTGTAACCGTCCTGTTTGAGTTCGCTTGCAATGGTTGAAAGCAAACCTCTTATATCGTAACTTGATTTATTTTGAAATCTGTAAATTCCTGCTCCAGTCTTAGCAGAAATAACGTAATTTCCTGCATCTGCAATACATAAATGTTTGATATTTTGGCTATTTGCATCGCCAATATCAAAATCGCCATTCACAATTTTTACATCGCTATTTTCAATTATTATATCATTTTCTTGTATCATTAATGCTTTATTTTGTCATTTTCGTAATCTGACTTATTGAAATTTGAAAAAGTAGCAGTATTTGGCGTTGGCGTTGCCGTTACACTTCCGCCTGCCATAACTCCTGCGTGCGTATGCGTATTTATTTGCAACTTCATTGTCCTTATTTCGTTTATTAATTCATTCAGTTTTTGTGTTAATTTCTCAACTTTAATAAGACCGCCAAAAGTCCCATTATTAAAAATCAATTCGCTTGATTTTATGTGTATTTTTTCGGCTTTCTCGACCTGCAAACAATATGCATCTGTGTTGTTAGTGTAGCCAATTAATGCCAGACTGCCGACTTTTGGTTCAATGTAAAATGAATTTTCGGCAGTTTCTACCGTTGCAAAATTAACATCAAAAATAAGATTATCTGCTTTTGCCGAAAATGTAAAATCATTCACTTTTTCGACCTTTGCAACAACAAGATAATACTTTTTATTTTTGTTCCAATGTTCAATATATTTATCAAATATACCTTTTACTGTCAAATCCATATACAAAAATACATTATTTTAATTTAATTGCAAATTTTACGTGTTGTTTTATGCCGTTTGGTGCCGAAAACTCTTTTGATATTTCGTTAATGCTGTATGTTCCTGTTGTATTTTCGTTGTTTTTGTCGGTATAATTTACAATATCCAATTTTGATATTATAGGATAACCGTATGTCTCAACTTCAGCACTTAGCGAGTTTGTGTATAAATTTGGTAAACGCCTTTTTATTAGTTTCGTTAAATTTTCTTTTGTAACATTTGGCAATTTTAATTCGTTAAGCGTGCCTTTTGGTCTTTTTTCCGTTACAATAATTTCTTTCTTGCTTGCATCTGAATAATAAGCATATAGTTCTATATTCGAGCTGTCTCTTTGTGGACTAATTCCGTAACTTATCACGCCAATATCTGAACTATTTTTGATTTGAATTTTATTACTTCCTTGCACTATGTTATGATTAACATCTAACTTTATTTGTCTATTTTCAATTTCAAAATCATAGCCACAATACAAAATTTCATCGTGCCAAAAAGAAAGAATGTTTAATTTATTTTTAAGTTCGCTCAATAAGTCCAAGAATGATACATTTCTGTTTACAACCCATGTGCCTATATTTAAGTCGCTTACTTTTAATTTGTCTTTAAAATAGAACTCAATCAATGCTTTCAGCTTTATATCTTTGTGAACTTTCGGCTCTAAATATTCAGATTTATACAAAAATGCCCTATTTTCAATCGTGATTACTGTTTGCTGTTCGGGTGAAATTCCTGTTATATAACCTTTAAAAATGTGTTTTTCGGCATATTCTTTGTAGCCAAAATTTATTTCTATAAAGTCACCAACATTAAAATAATCTGTCATTATTTTGTTATTAGCGTAAACCTTGCGAGGAAACGTAATTTTAGCTGTATCTGTGAACTTGTGTTTATTTTCAGTAACCTCAATGCTCGACACATAAGGTAATGAAAATACGCCATTTTCTCCGTGTATTTTAGCAGTAAAATCTAAATTAAGCATCTATCTTGCATTTAGCTGAACGTCCATAAGTCCGTTGGTTAGTTCTTGAATTATAATGTCTTTTATTTTGGTCGCACCCTCTTGTATGTTGGTTGTCTGAACTGTCAAATTTTCAACGAATTTACTAATATTTATATTAAATACTTTCGGAGCCGAGCCTGTTATTTTATTTTCTTGAATAGTTGCTTTATTTTTCGGCATCAATCCGCCTTTGTTGAGCAAATCAACTTTTGGCATTAAATTTTTGGCGTTAAATTTTGGCGTTTCAATATCTATACCGCCAAATAATTTGCTTGCAATTCCGCCTTTGCCTTGCAATTTTAGTGCCTTTTCGTGTTCTTTATTTTGTTTTTCTAGCAAAACAAGTTTATCATAATCTCCGCCACTTATTCCTGTTTTTTTGCCAAGCCATTTAAACATTGCCATTAATTTACGGAAAGGAAATAACAGATTATCAATAGCCTTGCGAACTATGTAAAAATTATCATACATCTTTTTAGACCATGCGACAACTTTTCTAATAACTTTTAATAACAATGCAAGTGTTTGGTATACTTTTACGGTTGGCGTGATTAAATAATGTAAAACTTTTCCTACGGTCAGCCATACATTACCTGTCTTTTCGCCCTCTGCATTTAGCGGAATAAGAATACTGAACAGATTACTTATTTCTGTCCATAAATCACGAAACGCCAACATTACAGGGTTAAGTGCTGTTTGTATATAGTGGAAATTTTCCATTAAACTGTCAGAAAATTCGATAACTTTATTTAAAACTTTTCCAAGTGTTGGCAGTAGTGCTGTGCCTACTTTTATCCCTATCATTTTAATTTTGCCGATAAGTGTAGATGTACGTCCTGCAAATGTCTTAGATTGCTTATCCATCATTTGGTAAAATTTACCGCCCTTTTCCGTTGCACTTTTAAAAGCCATATCCAATTCTTCAACTCCAATCTTGCCCTTACTCATTCGGTCTTTTAATGCACCCATGCTTTCGCCTGTTTTCTTTGCTATTTCCTGCAAAGGATTGAAACCTGCATTTATCATTTGCAATAAGTCCTGACCCATAAGTCTACCTGTTGAGCGAGCTTGTGAATACGCTAAACTCAATCTGTTGAACTTGTCAGCATTTCCCCCAGAAATATCACCGAGCATTTTCATTGTTGGCATTATCTTTTCGGCAGACATGCCGAAATTTAAAAGAAGTTTCGCACCCTCAAATAATGTTCCATTTTCAAAAGGTGTAGCATTTGCAAAAGCATTAATTTGATTAACCATTTTATTTGCCTTTTCCATACTACCGCCAAGCATTACTGAAAAAGATGTTTTTGTCTGCTCCATGTCAGATGCTAAACCTACAACCGCCTTGCCTAATTTTGTAATTCCTGCAACAGCCAATCCTATTGCTCCGCCTTTCATTATTCCTGCAATATTCGAGAATGAATTTTTAAGACCACCGCCTGCTTTATTGCTATGCTTATCAAACTTTGTAAGTTTTCCATCAATTTTGTCTAAAACCTTAGAAAATTTATCATCAAGAAGTATTTTATATTCTAATAAATTCATATTATAAAAGTTCCATTTGTAGATTGATATTTTGCATTAAATTCTAATGCGTAAAATAATTTAGAGGTAATTTCCGCCCATTCTCCAAGATACATATTTTCGCCATCGACCTTAAAATAAAAGAGGAGTAAAGCATTACATTCATAGAACATATCACCTACTCCCCGAGCAAAAAGCGGTATCTTTACTAATTTTTTTTTACTTCTGCAACTTTGACATCTACCATGCTTATTGCTCCGAGTCCGATTTCTGCTTTTAAATCTTCGCTTTTACGAATAGCATCATCGCCTGCTAACCAACATAAATCAACAATTTCAACACCTGCTTGTACAAGGTCTGGTTTATTTTCGCCAAACCCCATAATCAACGGTATTAGATTGCCTGTTTCTCGAACAGTCGGCTCACGTAATACGCAAGTTTCCCCACTTTTAGCAGTTAGTGTATAAGTGTCAATTCCTTTCTTTTTGTGCAAAGATACTACTTCGCTATAATCCGCTTTTTTCATTTTTTCCGCTTTTTTAAATTTATAATCTTGTAATAATTAAGTCCGCACAGATACCTGCATAGGTGCGTTTCATTTCAGTATCATCAAGTGCTGTCTCGATGCCATCATCGTTAAACTCAAAAAATGTTAGTAAAATTTCTTTTTTATCAATTCCATTGTCAAGCAAGATAATTGCATTTGACATAGGAAAATCAACAAGCAATCCTGTTGGACTTACTAATTGCAATTTCTCAACGTCCTTTAATGACAATTCAAAACTTACGTCATATTCTTTTTTGCCACGTCCACGAGACACCGGATTTGCTCCTGCTCCGTAATTGTTGGTTTTCTCTTGTGTAACTGTTGCCTTTAAATTCGACACGGAAAACATCTCTAAACCTGCAATCGTAAGTTTTGCATCTTTATAAGAGTAAGATGTTCCGTTTATCATACATTTATTCATAACTTATTGTGTTGCTGTGGTGAAAGATAAATTTACTTCAATCGCTCCTGCTGTTCCAACAGGAACAATCTTTGCGTTAATAACAAGTTTATTTGTTGCTAATACATTTTGATTAGGATTGATTATGATTGAATTTTTAGGAATACGCCCTGTTTTGAAATCAAAAGCAATTTCCTGTTTAGATGCGAGCGTATCAAGTGCTGTTTTACAAATAGCATTAAAAACGCCTATTGTTTGCTCCGTAAGTTGCCCTGTTGCTGGGTTTACATAAAGCGGAGCATTTTGCATTGGTGCAAGATGTTGTAAAAGTAACCTTTTAGCCTTACCAATAGTTCGATTTAAGCGTTGCTCTGTAAAATCTGAAAGTTCGCTACTTGATGTAACAGCATCCGTATAAACATAACTGCCTGCAATTCGTCTCTTAACTGCTACGGTGTAACCGTAATTATTAAGCTCATCAATTCTTGCATCTGTCAAGGTCGAAACCTTTACATCGTCAAGCAAAGCCAACGTTTGCATTTCCGTAATTCCAGAAATATCATATTTTCCAACATATCCGATACGTTCATGCACGCTTGCTCCTGCTGTAACTCCAAGAATTAACCCTATTACACCGACTGAATACCCTTTGCTGTCAAATAGTGCTTTCCCCTTTGCGTTGCCATCTTGTGCAAGTAAAACTGAAACCCATTTTTTATCGAGCGTCCGCAAATCTGTAAGTGTCGTATTGTCTGAAATATCAGCAACTAAATAAATTGATGTAGGAAAGCCTGCATTATTTAAAGTTTCTGCAACCAAGTCCGCTCCGCTAACAAAACTAACAGCAAAAGGGTCTATTAAATAGACACCTATTTGTCGAAGTTCGCCATTGTTAGCATCTTGAATTATTTTTATTTCATCGCCTGCGAATGTTCCTACCGCAATATTTGAGAACATTATAGAAACCCAAACCGAAATATTTAATTTCTCTGAAATTCTAAAAAATTCCTCAATGTGGTAATATTCAACAGGGAAATCTTGCTCTGTTATGCCTTTTGCGATGGCATCTTTTATTGAGTAGATTTTTTGCGAAACATTGTCAGTAAAACTTGCAGGAACGGTTGCACTTTGAAAAATCAAACCACTATACCAATCTTTACCGCTTGCTTCACGTCCAATACCGCCATCGGTTATTATAACCTGTATGTCATTTTGTAAAGGCATAGTGTCTTATTTTTTCTTGTTAAAAACTTTTTCTACGTGGTCTTTTTTTGAAAAATCATTTACATTTTGTAAACTTTTTCCGTTCAATGCACCTTTTTTGATGCTAAATACGGCAACGTCCGTGCCTTTATTAGCCTCTAAAAGAGGAGCTTTGCTATACGAGAAACGTCCGTATTCGTCAGCAAATACAACATCAATATTTTTATTTTTGTCAAAATATAAATTCTTTGCACGTGATAATAATTCGTTTTTTTCTACTTTTTTCATTTTGAAAAGTGTTATGTTTTAAAAAATATCATTCCCCTAATAATAGAGGAATGACTTTATTTTTCTATAATTAAACAGTTGGACTTTCGTAAACGGCAAAAACGCCTTTTTCGTCAAGTCGCCTTGATGCTCCGCCAATTCTTACGCCCCAATTAGCAATATCACCCATATAAATAGGGTCATTTTTTCTTGAAAAGAATTTAATTGCACCCTCGTTGCGTTCAACTTTTTTAGAGTTCCAAACAAGCATTGCACTCACGCAATTAGCATTAGGTGTTCCACCATAAGGAATTGCAACAGGGTTTGCAGGGTCTGAAATATCATAAAGGATATTAGCCTCCCATACGTCATTTTGTCGAGCATCTAAGAAGTTTATACTCCCCCATTTGCCAACTATACCTTTTTTAAGCATCGTTTCGTTTCCTGTTTTTTCATAGTCCACGATTTCTGGAATTTGTCGCATATCGTCCCATAATTCAACAGTAACAAGTGCGTTCCATTCTCCGCCTGTAATATTTTGTTTCTTGATTGATTTTTCAAGAGTCATTAAATCTGCGTATTGGAATTTTTTTACAAGTCCTGCATATCCGCCTTTTAGTCCTGTGCTTGCAGTTCTTTTTTGTTCCGTTCCAGAACGGTCAAGTCCTGTCGTTGAAGCAATTCTTTCTGCAAGAGTTGGTTGCCAAACAGTAGCTACATAATTAGCAATAGCTGTATTCAAATTATCTCCTTCTTCGCTTGCAATTTCTTGTGCCTTATTATACGTAAGTTCGGCATCTTGCAATGTTTCAAATACAAATGGGTGCGGAGGTCTAAGAATAACATTTTGATATTCTTTTTTGTCATTAATTCTAACAACAGGGTCTAATGCTGTTGCATTTGACATGTTATTTGCTACGTTGTAATAGTCTGCATTAACACCGCCAATTATTGGTGCTTGCGAGCCTAAACTTTGCGGAATTTCTACGCTTTTAGCGTTAGGTTGCCCTGCATTAATTGATTTTTTATAAAAACCATTATCAGGAAATAAACTCTTTTCTAAGAGTGTCTGAAATACTACTAATCTTACTTCTGCCATGTGTTTTAATTTTTAGTTGATAACTTGAATATCCGCTTTTTTGCCTTTTAGATATGCACTTTCCATTTTTTCAAGTTTTTCTTGTGGCAAAGTGTCAAGCATTTCTGGATTGTTTTTTAAAATCTTTTCATACTCTTTTGCAAGTGCATCATCGCCTTTTGTATCTTCGAGTTGGCTGTTAATATCCAACGGACTACCAACAAGACTATCAATCATAAGTTTTGCATTGTCAAAATCTTTAACAGCATTGTCAATCCAAACTTGTTTTTGCTCTTTGTTTATTTTACCGTTTGCAATAGCATCATTTACCAATGTTTCGGCTTTTGCCTTTTGGTCTTTTTCTTTGAGTTCGTTTATTTCGGTTTGCAATGCAGAAATAGTATTTTTCATTTCTGTATTTTTTTCTACTAAAACAACTTTCTCATTCTTAATGCCTTTAATCGCATTAACTATAACATCTTCGCTTGCGTTTGCATCTGCTCCGATAACTGCAATGATTTTATTCATGTTTTTTTGTTTAATTTCTGAATATAAATTTGAGCATGCAACCATAGTATCATAACTGCCTGCTGTGTTGTTCAATTTCTTACCTGTTTTAATTATACTATCAACAAAACCGTAACGCTTGCTTTCCTTACTGTCAAACGTTGTTTCTTTTGACATATAGCTAATTACTTTTTCTTTGTCTAACTTGGTGTTATTCGTTAAAATAGTAACCAATGACGAAGTAACTTTTGCAAGCATGTTTTTTTCATTGTCGGCTAATTCTGTTCGTGCATTTGTAAAAAATGGGTCATGTATCATAACAGTCCCATAATCTACGATTTTACGCTCTTCGCCAACAACAAGTATCACCCCTGCTATTGAATAGGCTATACCCACGCATTCCGTAACAACTTTAATTCCTTTGTCTTTTAGTGCTTTCAATTCCTCAATAATTGAGTATGCTTGAAATACATTACCGCCAACAGAATTAATTTTTAATCTAAAAATCTTAACATCTGAATTACCAACGCTTTTTATTGCGTTTGCAAAGTCATTTCCGTTTATATCATAGCCGATATTTCCGTATAGTCGCATTTCTGCCACTTTTTCACCTTTGCTATTGTTGATAATTTTAACCATATATAAAATTTTTTAACAAAATAAAATAAAATAATTCAGAAAACCAAAATAAAACATATTTATTTTTAATTATTAACTAATTACCGACATTAACCGTAACATCTAATTCAACAGGAGCATTTACATTAACCTGCGTATCATTAGCATCTACAAGGTCAGTATCGCCACAATTCATGTAAATTACCTCAAACGTAATTTGATAGTCCATTAATACCGAACTATCGTTATCGTAAATTTCGTATGATTTGCTTAATTTTTGTATGAATGATGTATTTTTATCTTGCACAGCGTTAAATATTGCTTGTGCTAAGTCAAGTTGTCTTAAATAATCTTCTTCTCTGTCGGCATCAATTTTCGGAGTTATTAAATGTAACGTGATGTTGCTTTTTTCTATTGCTCCCGCCCTCGTATTTGATACATTTGTGTTTTGGTAAAATCTTTCAACGTCATTTTGAGAATACTCAAAGAATACGGCAGGCACAACATAATTGTCTTTTTTTTCTGACGTATTGAGTTCGCTGTTCCAAAACATGAAAGTTTTAATATCCTCAACGCCTGCATATTCTGTAATTGTGCCATTGTCGGAATATTCACCGCCAAGAATTAACGCCCTTACGAACAAATATATTTCAGATTTTACACTTCTCATTTGAGTAATATTTTATTTATTTCACGCTCTATTTTGCGTTTTAATTTTTTTTCTAAAACTTTGCTGTCGCCTAAAAATTCTCGCTGTGGCAATTTGTCCGTACCATCATTGTTAAACTCTGCATATTTTAAGTTCGTTCCGATTGCGACCATACGCCTGTTGGCTCGCGTTATTTTTATAGACCGTCTTAATGCTCCTGTATCTACAAGAATAGCACGTCCCCTGTTTCTTCGTGTGTTTCGCTTTCTGCTTTTCCAACCGTTTCTGCTATCGTCTGTTTGAAATCCGCCAATTCTGAAACCTTTTACAAAATGCCTTTTACCGATATTGCCAAGTTTTAAAGGCAAGGTATCAAACATCCGATTTAGTCCTTTGTGCTTTATTTTCCCTCTTACCTTTTTAATCATTAATTTAAGTATAAATCAAGGTCTATGTCATTATCAGAAATCAATGTAAAATTAAGATTAACCTCATTCAGACTGCCCTGTATTGTATCAACACTAAAATCTTTTACTACGACTTTGTATATCTCAAAATATTCATTAAGAAATTTGCTTTGTATTTGCAAATTTTCGCTTACGTTGGCTAATTCTCGCCAAGTTGCCAACTGTTCCGCAGGGAATACGTTTAAGTTTTCCGTAATTTTTGCGGAAACTGTAATAACATAATCGTCCATGCTTACAAATTCTTTTATTGTTCCATCTTGCCCTGCAATTTTCGTTTGTACTATATTTTTTGCTTGGCTAACAGAAACGCTTGCGGAAATTATATGCAGTCCCTCATATTCCTTACCCTCACTACTTACGCCATTCGGAAAATACAAATCATCAAAAATAAGCGTACCCAAAGGCGATACGCCAATTGGTGCTGACTTTCTAAAATCATCAAGTGCAATTCCTGTTTGTATTGTGAACATTATTTTTTAAGTTGTTTATTCGTAAAGTTAATTATTTCTTTGTCCGTTGGTCCTATAAAATTAAAGTTCAACTGCTGTGCATCTTTGTATTTTTTTGGAACATCAAAATATGAATGTTTTTTGCCAAAAATTACGCCTGTTTTTCCTGCATTTTGATTGAAAACTTTTGATGTATTATTGAGAGTTTTAAAATCTGTTTTGTTTTGCTTGTTGAATTTATTTAGATGTTCGTCTAAGTCAGTTATACGCACATCTTCTAACTGTTCAACTGTGCATCTACAATTCCAATCACTTGGCGGATAGTGTGTGTCCCAAAATTTATCATTTACAGGCTTAACGATTCCATTCCACAACCTATGTTCAGACCTTACACGCTCATCGCCAACGGTAACATATTTCAATAATGGAAACGTGTCGGCTGTCTTTTCGACATTTCGCCAATCTTCCATTGCTTGCGAAACTGCAAAAACTGTATCTTTTTCAGTTTTTAAATAATTCTTATTGTATTCCGTATTTATAACATTTGCAATATCTTTGAACTTCTTAAATGCAATCTTGTTACCTTTATTATCGTATAATGCACGTGTCAAGAGTTCGACCTGTTTAAAAGTTTTTGACCCACTAAATACATTTATATTCTTTTTTGCTTTCGTAAGCCTTACAAAATCAAGTGCATCTTTTTTATATTGACTTGGTAAACCATAGCCAACATACAAATTTGCTTGCAAATTCAAAACGTGATAATCAAATAGAAATTGAGGTAAATTTTCAGTAGAGAACTCGCCTTTATACAATTTCATAATCAAATAAGAATTTAGAGCAAAGACAAAAGGGCTTATTCCTTTATCTTTGCAAATCTTTTCTGCCTGTTTTTTTGAAAAGCCTTTATTTATATATTTTTCGGTGCAAGTCATTAATTAGTCTTTTGACAATATTATATCAACATAAACAATGTCGCCTGTTACAAGTAATGCAAATCCTCCGCCATTAAGTTCGCCTGTTTGATTTACATACCCTGTTCTTACATCGTTAATCGACCCACTTATTATTGTTTGGAAGAAATGCGAATAATCTATACTAAAATGAGTAATATTAGCAATAATACTACTTGGTGCATCAACTAACGCCTGGACACGCCCCTGTATTCTAATACTTCCGCTTGATAGACTTTTTATAGACAAAGCACGAGTAGAACTGCTCGAATATAACGCCCAATCAGACGATAAACCTGTAATTTGATGCCATTCACTCGCATATAACTTTCTCCCATTTACAACATCTAAATCATTTATACCAAGACTTGCAACGCTTTCCACTATCGCTCTATTTTTCTGCCAAGTTTGATGCGAAGTTCCATTTATGTAAGTTTTATCTCCACCTGCTTCATAAGTCGTTACTTTAACAAAACGCCATTCTGTATTAGAACCAACATTTGGAATATAAAAGTCAGAATCAACCTTTAAGACTTCATTGTCAAGTAAAATATAACCACTATCTATATCTATAACTCCACCACCTACACTAGTTCGACATCCAGAAATGATACAATTGCCAACATCTTTATAAAGAGCGTGTATAAAATGTCTATTTGCTCTTTGTATTCTTAAAAAATCATCTTCATTCATATTAGGCTCACCGCCTGTAAATGTTAATTTATTATCCATATCTTAAAAATATATAATTTCTATTTTGTAACCATTAACAATATAGTTATTTATCCATGCCAAAAGCTCGCTTTCGTCAATCGTTCCGCTTAATGCGTTTGGAATATTTACAGCAAAATTTATAATATTGTTTAATTCGCTTTGTAAATTCCATATTTTAGGCAATGTGTCGGTTTCGCTTTGTAGATACCAAACTTTATTGTCTTTATTATCGCTTTGCAGATACCAAATATAATTTATTATACTTCGATTATATTCGGTTATATAAATACGCCTTAGTGCATTATCGTGTCTATCGTTTAAGAACTTCTCTAATGAAAGATGCTGACCTGTTGGCTCTAAAAATTCATGCAGTTGTTGGCAATTTTCCAACAAATCAATCTGCATTTTTCTGAACACAAAAGAAACTAATTTTAAGAAAGCAACCCATACTGTTTTTTTTTGCTTAGTTTCGGGTGTGATTATCCAAAAATAAGGGGCAAGTCTTACAAGTATGATTTCTGTATCTATGGCGTATTTATCACATGTAAACATTAATTGAAATAATTTAGAGTTGAACTTAATGGATTAGCACTATCTTCTTTTAAGTACCCTGCGAATGACAAATAACTATGCTCACTATCTTGTAATACATCTACAAAGTTAGTTGCTACGTTTTGTTTTGCAAAAATTTCTTTTACGATAACATTCTGAACTCCTGCAACGCTTTGAATTGCATCTACTAATTCAACTTCAAGAAATTTACCACCGAAATCTATATTTTTGTAATAATCTTTTATTGCATCAATTACAGGGAATACCCCTGTATCTGTTTGACTTTCGCCTGTTAGTGCAATTTTTTGAGTATCAACTTTTATGTCAATACTTACTTTCATTATATCAGGAAATTCTGACACTACCAACAAAGGCACGCCTGCAAATCGTTTATTTAACCAATATTCCTGTAAGCCTTGCAATTCTAATGCCGATAATGGTATCGTGTCGCCTGTTGCGTTGTCAATTTTCCCTGCTTTTACAATTACTGTGCCACTTTGCAACACGCATGCAGATTGCTTGACTACTTGCTTTGTTTCGTCTATTACTGCATAAGTTGGTATTCCATTTTCAACAATCAAACTATCGCCATGTTGATAATTCAATGTTTCCACAGCATACCAAAGAATAGTGCCGACTGGAATTTCTTTTGCCCTGCTGTTTATATCTTTTAGTTGCTGTTCCATTAAACTTTCCATAATAAAACCCTCAACTGAAAATATACCAAGCAAATTATACCAAATACTCACATTCGAGGGGTTATTTAGCACATTTAATTCCGTTTGTGTAGCTTTTCTATTAAGTAGGCTATTCAATATCTCCTGCGGTGTTCGAGCTTTCATTGTATAAATCGTTAAGTATGTTACTTATTTTTTCTTTATTCGATACTGCTTTTTGTTGTTGCTTTGGCTTTAATTCGATTCCCAATTTTTCGCCTGCAATTGCCTCATCTATGTAATAGTGCTGTGAAATTCTTGTAATTAAATCAACCCATTCCTTAGTTGTAAATTTCTCCGACATATCCCACTTGAAAGAGAAAGATGCATTTATATTTAAGCCTAATTTTTCAAGTTTCGGTATCACATCATTATTTATAATGTTTTCAATCCATATTCTTTTTGAATTGATAAACATTTCTGTATTTTCATTATGCACCTCCGCTTGACTTCTTGAACTACCATCATCTAAAACCATAGTTGAGCCAATCAAGGCTTTACTCATTGCGTTGTTTGATTGTGTTTCAAAATCCTTGTAAGCCTCGTAATCACCACTATTAGTCATTGTTTGAATCTCATCATCTTTTCCAACAACAACAAATCCGCTATGTTTTCGATTTTGCAACCAATTTATAAGATTGTTCCTGTGATTTTCGTTGTCAAAGTCAGTTCTAACAGCATAATATGGCGTTGTAAATAATTCATTATAAACAGCCCAAAATTGGATAACTTCACGCTTTAAAATAAACCGTTTCGCAATAGAATTAAACCTACCAAGAGGGATTTGTCCTTTTACAAACAACGTTCCGCTTTTGTAAGGCTCTTTTTCGTAATCAATAAATATTTCATCGTCCCACATACTGCGTGCTATTCCGTGAGCATTTGGTCGGACATGAAAAATATTAATATCCGAAACATTATTTAACGAATTTTCGCCCTTTTCAAATTGCATCAAATTAAAGCCGTAATAATCTGCTTTCAATATTCCTCGAATTAAAGAAGAAAACCACTCGCCTTTAAAAATTTCGGCTCTTTCTGTGTCAATATTTCCGTTTTTATCGTAAATGTTAAAGCCTGTTTGATTTATTCTGTTAAAGATAGTTTCCATTAGTGCAGAAACGTGAGTATCTAATTCTATATTTCTATATAAATTAAACAAATCTTGATATTTAATACTTTCCGAGCTGTAAGGGTTTTCAGCGTAATTTACAGCGTTGCTCCAATCTCGCATACTTTCTCGCACACGCTCCAAAGGGTCTTTTAAAATCTCTTTGTCTATATCTTTGGTTTGTTTTTCGTTGGATATGTCCTTTATAGGAGTATCACTTTGCCAAAATTTCCAATTCATTTTACCCTGTTTAAATTTGGTATAGATGCTTGTAGCTCATTTTCATAAGTTTGCATCTGCTCATCTGTTTTAATTACTGTTTTTCCGTTCCTTTCTAAAATATAGCTTTTATTTTTTCTATTGAAAGAAACTGTAAAACCGTTTTTAGACAATTCACTTATTGCTCTTTTATATTTGCTTTTTCGATACATTAAAATACCATGTTTTTTGTTTTGATTTCCGATGCATCGCCATACATTACAACATTTCCTGTTTGGTCGATTTGCCCTTGCTCTCGAAGTGGAAAGTCTGGCTGTATGTGTCCTTTTGCTACACGCCTTAACCAACCAATCGCACCGCCAAGTTGCTTGCCATCGTTTCCATCATATCTTTCTTTTCTTGAAACAGGAATATCTATACTATTTAATCTATTTAAAATGTTATAAAGCATAATATCAACGAAAACCTCAACAAGTTTCTTGTTTCGATTATCTCCAATTTTGAAATAATTACTATCTCTTAAACTTTGCCCTGTGGTGTTATCTTGCAAAGTTATATGTTTTTCATATTGGAAACCCAATAATTCCCACTTATTTACATCGAAAGGCTCGCCAACAGCTATTGCTGTTATATTTCTATAAACTAAATCGCTTACAATAGTTAAATCATTTAAAGAATATTCTTTTTCTTCGTAAAGTTCAGCATCTAAATAAACTAATTGATTTTCATTGTAAGTATCGGTAAAATTAAATACTTTCACATCTCTAAATATTACGCTTACGTCATACCTTGCTCGTAAATAACTTGATACATCTTCAATAACAGTAGGCTCAACATTACGCCATATATTGTCGTTGTTTTCTATCAGTTTATTAAACCTCTCTTTTAGGTAAACTCCGTAGAAATCGTTTTTTATTAGAAACATAATTATTATTTTTTACAAATATACAAATTTTTTCTTAATCAAGAATATTTTGTGTTTATTTTTAGAAACCGCCACTCAAAAAATTATTTGTAGGGTCTGGAATAGTGTTGTCTTGGTAATTTGTAAGACGTTGTCGAAACTTATTAAACTGTTCTTCAAATACTTTACAAATAAAATACCTGTCCGTATCTAAAAAGTGTCCGTATTTCTCAAAACTCGCACCTGTGTTTGGGTCTTTTGTTCGAGTTTTAAGCATACTACCGTTTAAATCTTCTTTTACTTCTATGTAGTCAGAAATAGTCTTTTTGCAAATTTCACTTATTACAATTTCTATTCCTTGTATGTTGTTTTCAAATATTTCATTTATGAACTCGCCTGTGCTTGCAACATTTGGGTTTTTGGTGAAAAATCTTTTTTCGAGATTAAAGCCTGCATCTGTTACAGGTTTTTGAAATAATGTTAAAAAAGACCTATTCTCATCATCTATATTATTTTTAGCTTTCGTTGTTGCATCGCCATATAGATAGATTTTTTTATTATAGTTCAATTTTCTAAGATACTTAACAAGCAATTTTCCGCTTTTTCTTGCCGAATTGTGCGGATATTCCGCAGGTAATTCTTTTATCTTTTTTGCTTTCCACGTATTCTCTTTTTTTGATAATTGCCATACTGAAATAGCAATATACGGTAATACGTTACTATCTATTGAGATATGTAATGTTTCGCTTTCGTCATAGTCTAAATATTTGATATGTTCGTTAATTTGGAACGATTTAAGGAACTCTCCGCCTGTTTTTAGTCTTACGTCCCAATTACCCTCAACATATACCTCATATTCATATCTTGGCAAATTCTTTAAACTATCCTTATATGCCTGTGGTAAATATGGATTGTCAGAAATTTTCGCAGGAATATACTCCCATTCTTTCGGCAATGTATCATTTTTCCATCGGTCATATATTAGTTCTTTTACCCATTCTTGCGTTGGATTGCACGTTGCCATTATAACAGGAGCAGGCTGTTCTTTTCGGTTTGGAATTATCCAACTACCCGACCGTTCAAACGCTTTCCAAAACATTTTTTGCGAAACTTCGTTTATTTCCTCAAAAATAAAACCGTTCACCTCAAAACCTTTGTATTTGTCTAAATCTCTATCTTTGTCTATATTTTCGCCACGAAACAATAATTTAGAGCCATTGTGATGTTGGTATGCTATCTCTGGGGAATATGATAATTTACCTTTGATATATTTATTTTCGTCTAATATTTTTAGAAATGAAGGAATAGTATTTCCTCTAATTCTTGATAAATCTTTTCTTACAACACCCCATCGCGAATTTGGGTATATTTCGCAAAGTATCAAACCTGTAATTAATGCCCAATATGTTTTACCGCCCCTTATTGCTCCGCCGTATAGTAAAAATCTTAACGAATTAAGTCCATTAACACCACGCAATACCTTATTAAGTGCTTTCTTTTGTTTCCTCGTTAATGTCAGTGCTTTCTTGCTCATTTGTTAAAATACCTTTTATTACATCTGAAAAATTAACATCAGATTTATGTATTAAGTCAGCTTGTATTTTTGTTCCATTCAATCGCTGTGCTTCTTCCTCTGTGCATATCGTCTTAAATAGTGCAATCTGTAATGTTGCATTATCTGACTTATACCACTTGTTTTTAAGTGATTGCTTTGTCTTTATTTTATTATTATCTAATTCTCTTTTTATATTTTCCGATTTTTCCAACTCTAAATTATAAAATTGGCTCGATTTTATTCCTGTATAAAAAGCAAAAATATCCTGTATGACGAAAAGATTATTTTTTTTTATCACTTCAACTATTTCCTTTTCGTATTTTTCTTTTTTAGTCATTTTTGATTTAATTTTTCTACAATAACGTTGGTGTAATTAGCTTTAAATCTATCTATTATCGTCTGGCAATTAAGTTCGTCTATATCGCAATTAATTGAATTTCTCTTTACTTGGCTACATGCATAAGCTATACTTCCACTCCCTGCAAATAAGTCCAATACAATATCTCCAATATTGCTCCAGTATTGCACAAATACTGATAACATCTGTACTTCTTTTTGATGTTTATGTAAATTACCTTCTTTTAAGTTCTTCCTGTATTTCATTTTAACGATACTTCTCCCACTATTCTTGATGTTATTAAATTTCCTTGCATTTCCTTTTAAGAATCGTAATAACGCAATATGATTTACGTAAACGTCGTTATTTGTTGGAGATGCAATGCCAACGTCTATTGTGTATAAACGTTTGAATTCTGCCTTTACATTATCAAAAAGGATGGGAATCTGTTTATCAGATGCAAATATAATTATGTTAATATCAGTCAAATTATCTATTATCGAATAATAATCTATATCTATATCGTAAGGGGGGTCGGTAAATAATAATTCGCATTTGCTTTTTTTTATTACATCTAAAAACTTAACATCATTAACGTCACCACAGTAAACGATATGTTCAGTATCGTTTGCGTGAATTGTAAAAATATCACCATTCTTGATACTTGTATCGACTGCTTTCTGTGAATCGTTTTCGTTTATTTTTTTTAATGACTCTTCATTGAATATATCTAATCCCTAATCCCCAATCTCCCAAATCGTCAATACTCCAATTTTCTTCGAGTAGTTCCATGTCCCACTCACCAAACCCTACATTATCAGCAATTATAAATCTTTGTTTTTCTTCTTCGGTCAATTCAGATGCTTTTACAACCCACTCATCCGGAATTTCTTTATACCCTAAATTTTGCAGACAAATAAATCTTTTATTTCCACCTAAAATCATATTATCTTTATCGACAACAAGTGGACGTAAGCTCATCATTTTAGGAAATTCTTTTATAGAGTTCTCCAATTTAGATAAATCGCTGAAAGTTTGCGGATTGTTTGGATTTAGCTTTAATTCACTTACTTTTTGCATATTTATATTTTTACCGTAATCACAAACACAATTAAATTACCGCTTATCCACGAAAGAATAAGTGCAATTATTATTTTCATTTCATTTAGAAAAAGCAAGGCAAAAAAGTTATGAAGTTTTTAAAAAAGAGCCCTGCCTTATATAGATTACAAATATACATATTTTTTTAAAAAATACAAAAAAGACATTATCTCTTTTGAAGTTTCTGCATAACTTCTTTAATTTTTCTTTCTTCATCTTCTGAAAACTTATTCTAATTAATCTTTTTAAGTTTGTTTTCAAAAGAGGTGCGAAAAAGCCCG